ACTACCACCAGTTACCAATGTTAATACATTAGAACTAGCACCGCTTGACATTCCTGTATCTGTATCTGCTTTAAATGAATATCCTACATTACCTGCACTAACTCCTGAACCATCTTGTATTAATGGGTCATAATTATTAGAGCCTACTCCTACAGTACCATTAACATCAAAAGCTACAGCAGGAGTAAGAACATTAACACCAACTCGATTATTAACAGTGTCTACTTTAAAAATGTCTGAACCATCAGAATCTTTACGAACTAAAAATGCTTCAGCATTGGTTACATCTATTATTGATGTGCCTTGAATAACTTCGTTAGTTGTTATTGCAGTACTACCAGTTACAGTTAAGTCACCACCTATAGTAACGTCACCAGATATTGTACCGCCTGAGCCTAATCCAGACTCTGAGCTCATAAAATTTGTGATCATCTTAAACCTCCACTACTCTTACTGCACAAGCAGCAACACCAAGATGATTAAAATAAACCGTAGAACCTAGTCCTTGTGGGACCGTTAGAAATACTAATGTTTCTGCTGGTAATTTTAAATCATTAGATGTATTACAATCTGTAGATGATGCTGAAAAGTTAAAATATATTGCTCCAGCTGCGTATACGCCTATTTGTCCAGCTCCAGATACATCTAAATGAATTGTATTTCCTGTAGCTGTTCCACCATGAGTGGCTGCCGCATTAACGGTCCAAGTGCCACCAAAGCCTGCTGAGTTTAAAGATTCCTGTACTGATAAGTGTTGTTTCTTTGCCATGTTTGCCTCCTGCCCTAAGGATTGACGGTCCGTGAATGGGCTTGTTTATTGTTACATTAAAAAGCCGTCTGCTGGCTTTATACTAAATCCTGTGTTATCAAAGTTTCTATTTCCGTATTGTGTTCCCATCTTTATACATAAGTTCCAGTAATTTCTGAAGTAACTTGCTTTTTGCATACTTCCTTCATCCGACATTTTGTTTTCATATCCTTTCATAATGACATAGTGAACTAAACCTTCATGAAATTGATTAGGTATATTAGGCTCTTCGGCTAATGCAATGCCAGTACCAGACTCAACAAAATCCTCGTCATATACAGAACCGTATAATCTTACAGTTTTCCCTGATGTTGCTGTTGTAAAATTTGTAGTAGTATCTGCACTTGTTACTTTTGCCACCGCAATTGATGGAACATGGTAACCTGTGCTCTTCTCCGATGAATATTCAATCCACCATACATGGTCTAATGCTTTTGATTTTTCAGACATTATGAACTCGAATACTTTTCTGGTGGCTCTTGCAACCTAGATATTTGGTAATTGTTGTAGTCAACTCTATCAACATCAATAAACTTATGTTGATCAGCCCCACTACCATCAGCATCAAGATCGTCAAGCTTATAATAACGAGTGTCAGCAGTAGTAGTGAAAGTCTCTTGACCTTTAAGGATTTTAGTTTGTTCACAAAATTCATCTAATGCCTTATTTAAGTATATTCTAATTTCTGTTTCTGTCATCTCGGGATGATGTTTCTGGACCATTTCGATCATTTGCTGTTGTTTCATTATTCAATTTCTCCTATTAATATGTCTACTTTAGCTAGTGTTGAAGAGCTAGTGCTGTTTAAAGTAATAGCGTGACCCGGGAAATTATTATTTTTAAAAGGAATAATTAAAAAATCACCAATTCCTTGCAATTCTATAAAAGCTGCAGAAACACCACTTACACCAACATTAACATCTGGAATACCAGACCCAGCTGCTTCTCTAATACCCATATACCAAAAATCAAGTTGTAGATTAGCATCGTTAAATATGGTAGAATCCTCTAGATTTACCCCACTAGTCGTAGTGGTATAATCTTTATAGTTAACTTTAGATGATGTAGAACTAAAATTTACCTCATTAGAACCGCCTAAAACTTTATCAATATTACTATGTACTATTCTAATCTTACCACCATCTGCGGATTCAACTTCTTCTACCGGAGTTACTTTTCCAGAATATTGAATTTTAAAAGAATCAGCCATTATCCTTTTTGTATTCCTTGTACTGCTTGTGCATACTGAGCTTGAAGAACCTGTAGCTCTTGAAACATTAACGTATGTTCTTGAGAAAATCTTTGTAAATCATTTGTATATGATTGTACCTGTGCGTTCAATTCGTTGCTATAATTTTGTAGTTCAGCTTGATATTTCTGTAGTAACTGAGCATCATCTTGTGATGACAGCCTAGCATTTTCCACAGCTTTTTGAACTTCTGCCTGATACTCTACATTAGCGTCATTAAATATATTCATCTTATTTTGCATTGCTTGAGAGTAAGTATTTAAATATGTACTTATTTTTTGTAGTTGTGCTGATGCTAATTCAGTATCTTCTTCGTCTTCGATCATATGTCCAAGAACTTCAAACCAATCACTAAAATCTAAAAAATCTGCATCTGTACCAATTGTTCCACTTGTAATAGTAGCGGTTAATTCTTCTGTTGCTCCAGCTATTGTAGGAGCTGTATAAGTAGGTGCTGTTGCTAAAGTACCTATTTGATTTGCTGATAAACTTGGTACTGAAGGAGTAGATGGAAATACTAAACCAGTAGGCAGGGATGTTCTCTTATCTGCTAACTGTCTTAGTCTTCCTTTAACCGCTGCTCCTAATAAAATTGCAGGCTCTAGATCTTCTGCTACTATAGTTCCACTACTTGCGTAACTACCAAATGAGTCTCCATAAGCTATAGTAGGAAATTTAACTGCAAATACTTGCCCGCCAGACGGCTTAACATATGCTTTATTTTTTATAATATAACATATAGGATTTTTAGTTGTAGCAAAATAGATAGAGTCAGAATCTGTATACCTTGCTGTCTTATCAGGTTGAGCCTTAGTTGCCTCATATCCATCTTTTTTAGCATAGAGAAATTTAGAATTAGATAAACTAGCTCCTGTCCCTGTATCATCTATTTCTTCAGCCATTATTTCAAGAACATTTCTAGGTGCAATGTTAACTAACTCCCTAGCTGTATCTGTACAGAAATCAGATATAGCAGCCGTATCTCCTACGCTGCCGATTAAGTCTTCTATTTTTGTTTGATATGTTGCCATAATTCATACGAGGGGAGACTATTAATCTCCCCCCGAGTTTAGTTACCGTTATGTATTAACTTGCTCCAAACGCTATTCCGTTTGTAGTTACCTTTGAGCAACTATCAACGACATACCACTTTGATCCGTCAGATACTAAAGAAACATAGTCACCAGCAACAGTTGCAGAACCGAACTGAATAAAATCATCAGTTCCAGCCGCATTGTCACCAGCTCCTGTTTGAGCCATTATACCACCCACAAGATTATTGCCTTCAGCAGAAAGTACTTTACATACTGCTGTATCATAGGCACTAATCTGAATGATTTTTAACTCTATTCCTTTATCACAAGCTGGTAGAGTAACAACTAAAGCACCTGCACTACTTGGAGGTGTAAAGACTATTACTTTCCCACTATCTGCCTTTTGCAATGTTGCACTAGCAGTAAGGGCTTTAACGCCACCATTTGTACCACCTAGATAAGGTCTAGCCATAATAAGCCTCCTTAATCTGTAACTTTAAACAGATGATGACTTTCAATCAATGAGATACCAACGCCTTCATCAGAGAAGTATTGATCTTTTACTCCGTCAAAAGCATTATCTGTTTTGATGTTAGTTTGATACATTGGCGAACGATACTGAGCATGGAATAAATTCTCCTCACTTACAGCGAGCATATATTTATTATAAGGTCCACGCAAAGCTGGAGTTGGAATTAATTGCAATATGCCATGAGGAGTTTCAAGGACTTTATAATTAAATCCAAGAGAATCCCTTTTCATATCACTCATATTAACTGTCCATCCAGAGTTACCTGCCATACCAGAAGTACCAGCGATCTTTGACCAATATCCTAATGCACCAGCACCACAGAAAGCTCTCTTTACACCAGCTTCAGGAACGTACTGGAAAACTTTTTCCATATCATCCACAAAGTTAGAGTAAGTATAGCTTGCCTCTGAGATACTAAAGACATTCTGATAATCATAAGATGATCCGCTTTCACCATATTTATCCATTGCACTTACTATACCATAAGTAGAACGAATAATATTTCCAGCAGTATCTACTCTGCCACCATCAGCAAAAGACTCAACAACGTCAGCTGATTTGTTACCAGCATCATACGCTGCACCACCTAAATCAGTTCCACCAACACGAGTACCAAAAAGGAAAGCCTTTTCTTTCTGCATTTTGTGTTCCTGATTTTTTTGTGCACGTAAACGTGCCAACTCTGATGATTCACCACGTAAAGACGCAGCTAGAAGTGTTCCGGTAATCTGCAGAGGAGTTTTGAATATCTGTGAAGAATTCCAAACTACTTGCAGTTCATCAGACCAAGCTTCAGGTGCTGTCATACCTTCACCTTGTGCATTACCAATTACATGGTAAACACTACTGGTAGTGGGGCTAAAAGCTCCACTTAAAGATACAACTTTTACATGACTTGCATCTGTGACTGATTTTACTACTACGACACCTAGTTTAGTTGTCTCACTAGAATTCCAACATTCACAAACTAATCCAATCCATGAATCATCACAGGCTGGCAATCCTTTAATGCCTGTAATAGTGTCGATTGCTACAGCTGTATCATCGTCTGCTATTGATGTAGCGGAACCTGATCCTGCTGTAAATGTTTGTTTAACCCAAGGATTACGATGTTCAAACATCTTAAAGATTGGGTCGGGTACTTTTCTGGTTTCTCTATTTGAAATCACGGTAGTGAAGGGGGCAACGTCTGTCCACAGTTCTTTTACAACTTGTGGGCTTACGTAAAAATCCCGTCTATCCGTAAAGAGGACACCAGAACCTTTTAGGAGCTTTTCTGTTGCTGCCATTTTTATTGTCCTTTATTTTATCGCTTCAAAGCCATTAAGCCAGCGTTAAACATATCTTCATCATTCATTGGAGCTTCTGTTTTGCCAGTCTCTACTGCTGCAGTTCTTGGCATAGCAGCTATCTCCCTTTCTCTGACGACTTGTTCTTTACGCTGTTGGATTTGAGCATTAGGTGCATCCTTCATTTGAAACAGCTTTGCTAAGTGATCAACAGTAACATTCGCAGGATTACTAGCCCATTGTACAAAATCATTTGCACGAGACTGGTCCCAACCATAGTTACTGACCGCATGATTATATGCATTACTGCGTAGTGAATTTGCTTCCTGTTCCAACATAGCTTGCTGGTACTTTCTAGCATACTCATCTTCACGAACTTGTTCCCTTTTTTCAATAAAAGAGATATAATCATCTTGGTATTGTTCCTTTTGCAATCTGAATTTAAAAGACGCACTTTCGGGGTCATTATACGCATCAACCTCGTTGTAGTTGACTGGTTTCTCCGGTTTAACGGGTGACTTCAATGAAGGCTCTTGAGCTTGCTCAACAGGTTGTCCATTGGAGGGTGATTGCTGTGCACTCTGCATAGCTTGCTCACGATAGTAAGCTAACTCTTGCTGAGTTGCGGACAGTTCGCCCTTCACCTTGTCTGCCTGACTTTGCCAGTATTCAAACCTACTCGGGTCTGCTTTTGCAGATGATTGTTCTTGAGAACTCTCCACACTTTCAGCCTGTTGTTCTCCTACAGGCGTTTCGTTGATTGATGGTCCAGTTGTGTCCACATCAAACATTTGAGTGTTTGTTGCGTCATCACCTGCCGGGATAGCTGCTCCTTCAACAGGAACCTTTGCATCCTCTACTCCGTAACCGAACGGGTCAGCATCAACTTGTATACTTGCTTCTTGTGCTACTTCAGCCATTTTATTCTCCTTTGCGATTTGTTTTCAGCAACCGCTGTTATGATAGACCTACTTTAGTATTGGTAGCTTTTTTCACTTCTTCACGAAGTTTCTTAAGCTCATCTGAGGCTCTTTCCTTATATAGCTGTGTAGCCATTTCGGCTTTTGCCTCAGCCTTTGCCAATTTTTTCTCGAACTCTTTAACTTCAACTCTTTTACGGTCGTGGATTGATTCACGTTGGGCAGTCTGGAGGTCACCTTCAAGCTTCTTGATCTGTTCAGTTTGCTGCTGGACCTGACTTTGCAATTGTTGCATCTGCCCAGCTCTCTCCAAAACTCCTTCCATATCAGCAACATCAGTTTGTTTTAAAACTTCTGTTTGATCGATTAATCCTGATTTATAGAGTTCCATGTAATACTCAAATCTAGCCCATCTATTAGATGGTAGGGTAGAGCCAGACACAACAATTATATCGTATTTGCCTACCGTGATATCATTTATCTTTTCAATTACTTGCCCAGATACATCATCATAGATATTCTGGTTTATTCTTACTTCAGATGGTTTGTTATTCGGTTGTATCAGTCTTACTGTTTTTTCACTCTGATATACAAACTGAATCAAACCAACGACAGATCTCGCTAGTTGATTTAAAGATGCTTCAATATCGTCTTTCTTTGAGTTAATTCTTCTTTGTCCAAACTCATCCATTGCTATAGTTCCTTTGAACGTCTGAGGTGCTCCACCTACATCACCCTGCATAAAAGTATATATACCTAATATTCTTTCAATATCCTGCTTTGCATCTGCTTCATTCTTATAAAGCTCATTAGGTAAGGGTACTGGTCCGGCTACAATAGGCTGACCCAATTCAGGATCGAATTCTATTACAGCCGTACCAGCTTTTGCCCACTCTTCCTCAAGTTGTTTTTTGTTCATTGAGCCACGAGGGATAAGCAACTTGACGTTCGTGGAAGAGCTGGCGTGAGCAACGATGAGAGAACGAATTTTGTTAATGTATTCTTGCAGTCCCCTTACAAGTCTTACATCACTTGTAGGGTATGGATTACGATTATGACCATTCATAAATGGAACAATCGGATAATCTTCTATTGGAAGTATAATAGAATAAAGATACTCATCTCCAACTGAGATACATTGTTTAATATTTGTATTCATTACCTTAGTAACCATTATTTTATCACTATCAATAAGGATTCCTTTGTCAATAATGTCTATGTTTACAGTACTATTTGGTACTGAATCGAGATGCTCCTCTCCAGCCATAGGAGTAGGTTGACCAGTTTGAGGGTCAACCATTAAATGATATACTTTACCAACCTGCTCTGCTATCTGCATCTGCTGATTTACTGCTTGAGATTCTGTAAGTATTTGCTGGTTATCAGCAGTAGTTACTATAACTGCAGGTTCTTCACGATACTCAGCATACTGAGGGTCGTTTAAAATAACTTCTCTATTTTCAAAAGGGTCAAATATTTTATAATAAGGAGTTTTTACTTTTGTATATCTTTCAAATACTTCTAATTCTCTCTCGTCATCTGTATTTAATAATGCTTGCTTTCTAGATTGCGGTACAACTTCCTCATCAAATAGTCCAAATCTATTCTCATCGTAATCACTTATATGACTTGTTTCCTGAGAACTCCTGATTGATTCTTCAAACTCAGGATACATCTCAATTAATTCTTTTTCTGTCATACGCTTTGCTACAACAATGTTAGAAGCATCCCTGCAAAATGGATCTTCTGCATCGGGGTCAATGTATACAGATAGAGGGTCAATAGACTTAACCATTACTTCACCTCTGCCGAAATCAGCATCAGGCTTAATATAGGACATCATTACACCCATGCCTTTAACGTAATAATCATCTATGCAGCGTTTTAATTCTGCATTGCCTACTGAGATATCCCATACCCAAGACATTAAATCAGAGAATATTCTACCTACTTTTGTATCAGAAGTATCCCTTCCTGTTGATTGAAACTTAGGTGCATTAGAAGTGAGCATTGCTTTTGCTTGTTCTACTGCTGGATGTATTACATTAACAACTAAAGGCTCTTGTGCTCGTGCACGTAAAGCATTTACTTGTTCTTTTTTCCATTGTTTACCAGAGCGAAACTCTGAATCTTCTACAGCTTGTCTAGACCACCTTTTACGAGCAGAGCTATAGTCGCTAAATAGATCGTGAGTATATTGAGTCTCAGGATGTTTTTGTGGCATGTGGTCCTAACATATATATAATTATTCTTTAAAATTTAAGTAAAGTTTAAGCTGTCATCCAGTCAAATTGTCCAGATTTTGTAAAATGCTTCGTTTTCGTCTCTTCTTCCTCTTCTATTTTATGAAATGGAGCATATATTTTCTTCATAGCATAATACATTCCATCGAGGAGGTCATCATGCTTTGCTCTGGGATATAATAGCATCTCATCCTTTATTTCAAGCATATCTTCTTGAATATAAACTTTTTTCTGTGCAAAATAAGGTTCAAGCGTTTCTAATCTGGCTGATTTGCTATTTCTAGGGTTTTCTCGTATCTCTAATCCCGATATAAAGAGATTTTCCTCATCACATCTTTGTTTTACGTACTCTCGTAGCATTTCCTGATAACCAACAGACTCAATTCGTACTTTTACTGGCTTATATATTTTAAAGTACTCAATAATGTGGTCTGCTAGGCTCATGGGAGTTGCACGTTTACGATAGTAAGGTAAGAGGAATCGATTATTGTCGTTATCAATAGCAACTGCGACTATTGTTGAATAATCAGCAGTACTTTTGGTAGACGATGCGGGATCAACCCCCATGAACACATTTACTGGCACACTTTCTTCTACATCCTTGCCATTTCTTTTTGTTATCTTCAAATATGCTTCATCATCATCATTATGATGTAGCGTTCCTGCATAATATTGAAAATATGATTCTTTAAACAGTTGGTCCTCATCTCCAATGATCTTACATAGATATTCTCTGTAGAATACAGATACTCTGTTAATAGATTCTAATTCTTCTTTCTTTTTCTGAAGTTTTTCAATAGGATGCCATTCTTCCCATAGAGATATCTTTTTATCCAAGTCTGGTGCAAAATAAAGATTCTCCCATCCTTTCATCTCCTTCAAAGTTTCGACCATACATCTTTGATGTTGAGGTGTGCCGATAATAACTATCCTGCCGCACTTAGGGTCTAGGGATGGAACGGCAGACTGCAGCAGCCATCTTAGGTTTACTTCCATTGCTTCTGCTGTTTTGGTGTTATTTTCGTCTTCCGGGTCGTCTACTATTATCATTGTAGGTCGCTGATTGCCTTTTTTAATCCCCCTTAACTGCTGTCCTGTACCTTTACAGATAATCATAGAGCCATCTTTCAGTTCAATCTCTGATTTAGCCCATTGTCTTGCTGAATGTTGTCCCCAATATCCAAATAATGACCTAAAATTAGAGGAAAAATCAAGAGTATCCTTAATTGTACCTAACAATTTAATAGCATGGTCCTGTGTTCTAGATACTAATACTATAAGTTTCTGCCCCCCGTGAAACATTAGATGGTAAAGAGGAAAAACACCACCTACTATGGAGGATTTGGCATGACCACGAGGGGCTACAATATTTATCTGAGAATGATTCCTATTTAATAGCGATTCTGCTATTTTATAATGGAAGTCTGGCGAAGGTACAGAGAACATATTAGGCATTGTGACCTTTCCAAACAGCACAAGATTGCTTTTAAGCTTTTCTTTTATGTCATTGGGCTGGTTCATCTTCTTCTACCTTGCGTGACATTGTTAACGATTTCTCTTCATTCGCTATCAGGTCCCCAATATTACTAGCAACATCTAGCTGCAGCGTATCGGTTGTTATCTTTTTATTAGGTTTCATCTCTAATAACTCCATAAAAGCATCCGATATCTTAATCATATTAGTTACATCTTGCTTATTACGAGCAATATGCAATCCTTCAAGCATCGTATCTAGTACTGATGAACTATTTATTCCCTTTTCAGATAGAACTTCTTTTAGTTTCTTTTCTACCATCTTCTTTATTACCTCCTGTTTTAGTACCCTGCGAACTGTTGCAGCAGGATTCTGTTGATCTGGGCGGTATATGTACCCTAATTGCTTATAATCTACTTGCTTAGTAGAAGTTAACTGTCCTACATAAGCATTTACAAGGTTCTTAGTCCGGGTTTTCTTTGCTTCACGTTCTGCCCATCCCGTAGGATTGGCTTGTGTATAGACACCATGGGACCTGTTTACAAGATATTCTATCCTATTGGTATTACCCGCCCAGTTTGCACCGTAGGAAAGCCTAATAAAGGTCTTGACCCTACCTTTTTTATCGGTATATGTCTTTTTCCCTATACACTTTCCTACATATCCATCATCGGAAAGAGCATAATCCCCTATGTCTGTCTCTTTCCAATGCAGATACGTTATATTTAATTTATCTGCCTCTTCAATCGTGTATATCTTATATACCTGATTTCTATTATTTACTTTTCTTCTTAAAGTATCCATCCCTACTTACCTTCTAGTACTAGAAGTAATATATACTTACTTGTATATATTACTTAGTGTTAATCCCTACTCTCCCAAGTCTCCGGGTCATTTAAATATTGTTCTATAATAGTATTTATTACATGGAGTTCAGCGTCTAGTATCTCTTTCTCTACGTCTAATTTAGTCATCTCTTCAAGATACTCATCCTCATTTACACGCTTTTCTTCCCACGATCCAGTATCTCCGTTGAAAATATCATATGTTAGCTTCTTTGGCATAGCTTAATATAGGAGAGTTTCAGTTAAAAAAATATATCTAGAGTGTATGTGAGTAAGATGAGTTAGACCCACCCCCCGTTAAATTACGGTTGAGGGTTGGTTCTACGTTGAGTTGACTATATGGGTTGAGTTAGATGTGCTCGTGCCTCGCCCAGTACTTCTCACCCACCCGAGCTTGGCTGGCGTGCCCTATGCTACGCATACCCCACACACCAGTAAGCTTACTCACCACCCTGCCCAGTCCTCACATCCTATGTACATACACACGCATAGTATACTATACTAATCCCTACTCTTACATCAGAGTACTACCCCTATATACCTGTTCATTAACTAACCGAAAGGAGATATTATGGGCATAACATTACCCACAGCTGATGAGTATTGTTTCTTATGTGTGGATTGTATTCCACATACTAAGGAAGAACACCAACGCATTATGAATAAGATGGATGATATTAAGCTGGAACGTAAGGGTTGGGGAAGTACACTTATTGATGAAATCAGTATGTGTAATACCTAATAACAAAAGGGACTAGGCTAATCACCTAGTTCCTTTTTTTACACTACATAACTTACCCTTATCTATCCTATGGTGTACATTAACATAGGCACGTTAGTGACAACGTATGGTCCTTGTGATCTAAGAGCTATTACCGATACATATAGTAAAGGTAACGCTCTATCGGTTCGCCTTGAGGGAACTGATGACGGATACTGGTGTCCATACGCTACACTATCAGTTAACCTACCAGAGCACGCACATATGCTTGAAGAAGACGAGTTCTTTGTCAAGCTATGGAGCGAGAACTCACAGCTCGTGGAACTACTAGACATAACTGATATCTTCACAGATACAGGTAAGTCAGTACTACACGGCTACGAGGATGTTCCGGTATGGAAACTGAACGTGTCCACCGACTAAGACTCGGAGCATTGGGGACAGGCTTGGCAACAGAACTGTCCCCACCTATTTTCATACCCTTTTATATGTTCTTCATAACTAAATACGAGACATAATATGCTTAATAATATCTTATTGTTCTTATACATCAACCTTCCACTTCCTTTCCGTTATCGTAGTTATCTTGCTAAGATAGCTTGTCCAGATGACGAACCATTGCACTTCAGTCACGATGGTTGCCCTTGCTGCGATAGCCTAGCTTACGAAGCTTATATATATGGCTATCACAGCTCATGCAACAACGATGATTAATAATTATGACGTAAGACCACGTAAAAGACTCCCATAATTGGGTTGTGGTAAGTACCGAGGGTAAGCACTAGCTTACCCTCTTTTTTGTTGTCCATAAATAACACACGGAGGTGTAATAATGTTAGATGTTTTAATGATAACTATGAGTTTAATAGTAACCTTTACTATGGTATTTCTCGCTCATCTATTGTATCAACATCATCTTAAAATAGTAAGATTAGAGGCTAAACTATTAAAGTTTAAGCAAATATGTGCTAATCTTAACATAAAGAAAGATGATCTTGAGGCTGATATACGTAGGCTACGTGCTAGATATCAAGAACTATGGGTTAAATACAATGAATCAGAAGAGAATTGCAAGGTTATATCTAAATTGCAATTGGAAACTAATGATAGTGTTATAAACTATATGAAAATGATTGATAGTTTAGTACATACATTATCATATGTTGAGGAACATATGGAAGTTAATCTAAAATATGCAGAACTCAGCTATCTCTACTTTAGACTAAAGAAAAGAGGTAGGCTTTTAGGCGATGTATATGATACTGCTCCAATGAATCCATCAAAGGAGCAATAATAATCACAAGGGTAGGTCAATGTATGGCTTACCCTTTTTTATGTTCTTATAACTAAAATATGGAGTAAATAATGAAGTGTTGTTATCTTTGTAAAATCCCTTTTATGTCATTAGCTGAATACATCTGTAAAATTGATGTACAAAAGAAAATAGTTGCCTTTAGAGATAAGATTATCTTTAAGATATGGAAGTTTAAATTCGTAGAGTCGCAACCATATGATAAACTAACGACAGAAAGAGTAACTACATCTATCTGTTCTACTTGTGCTTGTAATCCTAAAACCATAGATAAATTAAATCTAGAAGTGGTAAAGAAGTATGAGCCTAGTAATCAACGAGTTGAATTAAGTCATCAAGAGATAAGTCAAAGGTTTAATCCTTGGAGAGAAGATGATTTAAGATGGAAATTGGATGATAAGGGTGAGCATTAGCTTACCCTTTTTTATCATTCTTTAACAAATAAAGGAGGACATATGCATAGATGTCTTAATTGTGGAACGCTTAGTGATACAAATCTTAAAGGTTGTTGCTCTATAAATTGCCTTAAGTTTTTGAATAACGAAGTGTTTGCAAACGATGCTCACATAACTATAAAGAATATTATGCAATATAATGATGATGAAGTACCAGAAATGGATACTATGGATAAATGTAGAGACTACGCTGAATACAAAGCACAATTTAATTAGTTGTGGGCACATAGAGGGATTAGAGAAATCTAGTCCCTCTTTTTTACTTTGGGCTTATTTCAAAAAAGGTGCTCGCTTACGCTCGCCCTTTACTTGCCAAGGGCACCTTCTTAAAAAACATTGTGCACCATCCTAATATCCAGTACCCTTTTTTTTCATTTCATAACTAATAAACAAAGGAGTAACTATGTTACATATAAGTGAAATAATGGGAAAGTTCTTTTCAACAATATCTTTCCAGAAATCCGAGCAGGATGGCGATGAATGGGTTAATACACTAATTGAAGTGAAAGATGTGAAAGCATCTGTATTACCTCAAAGTGAAGATGATGAAACACCACCTGTTTTCTATAATATGTGGGTTAATGCTAGTGCTAGTGTTAACGATATAGAGAAAGCTCAGGAGTCTTTAGAGACAAAGGGCTTAACTATATCATCTAGTAGTAAGTCTACATACGAGAAGAAAGATAAAAGTGGTAATGTTACCGGTTATCGCTTCTTAATTGTGGCTAACAGTTAAGTATATATGGGAAAGGGCTAGCACCCTTTCCCTTTTTTTTAGGTTTCTAATTTATTAAGGAGTACTAATGAAGAAAATAAGAGCAATATCATTTGATAATGCACAAGAAATAAATACTCTTGTACACGTATTAAGTAAATATGTAGAAGATAATAAACTATATAATGATCACGTCAAAAAACTTCTTTCAGTAGCAATAGAAGTACAAAATATGTTTATAAACCCTGCAAAAACTGTTAGTATAACAGAAATTAACAAACAAATATCAAAAGAAATGGAGAAAAAATGAAGTGGACAATAACTAAAGAACAATTTAAAGAATATTTAGATATACAAGAAAGTGGATTATATAATATGCTTGACCCAAGAGCAAGAGAATTAACATCATTATCTAAAGCTCAATGGGTAAATATAATCACTAATTATAATAGATATTCTAAAGAGTGGAATATGTAATGGTTAAAAAACCAAAACAAATGGAAGATTATGAATTCATACCAGTATTATTATGGGATGACGAAAGAATAGAACACGCTGCTAGAGTGTGTTCTGTTTGTAATGATGGAATGTTAAGTGGTTACGTATTATGGGATGGAGAAGAATATGCTTGTGATGATAAATGTCTTTGTAAACTAAAAGATCATAAAGGTAATCTATGGACTTTAGAATCATTTAGTGACTATTTTGAAAATTGCGAACTTGAACATGAATTTGATACAAGTGATTGCTATTGGACCGATTGGTATGAGTGTGATGAATACGAATGTCATATATGTGAAGCAATAATAGGAGAACAAGATGGCTAATCAAATGAGCTGGAATGATTTGTTGCAAGATATGTCAAAAGAGTTGAATATTGCATATAACAAAATCGAGGAATTACAAATGCAAAAAGAAAGAATAAAAATCAAAAAACGCAAATATACAAAAAAAAGTAAAACCTTTATGCAACAAGTAGAAAAAGGGTTTTACAACTTTTTAAAATCACCGTTTAAATCTTAGGAGGTAATCCACATGCCAAAAGATGTATTTGACAAACACGATAGCGGTATCACTATTAGTGATGCTATTTTAATATATAAAAGAATGATCGAAGACCCTAAGTATAAAGGAGTGTCTCACGGTTCTGCTGCTTACAAAAGAATGAAGCAACTAGAAATACTATACAACTCAGGTCTTAGATACTTTCCTAAAAAGAGAAAATGGAAATAACTCACCCCTTTTTTCCTATCTATTACATTAGCTTACATTAACAAGCAAAGCTCGAGCACGCCGACTAAGGGTTGTGAGCTAATGTAAAATGGGTGCTGAAGCGTATAAAATAAGCGTTGATAACAAGTTGCAGTCTTAGACATTTATATGCAAGATTGTAGACGCTGACTCCAGACGTGGTTATATCAGCTTTAGAACCAAGAAGACGGTTGCGTCACGCAAGGTTCGCCCAAATTTTTACTGTAAAAAGCCAGACTCTGTGTAAACTCGAGTTAATACCCTCACTACAACGTTCACGTGTATGGGAGAGTCTGGTAAATATTAAGGAGTAATTATGTATAATGAAGAAATATGCACTAAATGTGATAAACCACTAACGTGGTCCGAAAGTGCAAGACAAGAATATGATCATAATCTAGGCGAATATTACGAAATATTTATAGATGTACAATATTGTGAAAGATGTGATTATGCACAACAAAATGAGGAGGAAGAATGAGTAAAAGTAGAACTATAGCTTATGTAACGTGGGCAGTAAGTAATGCACTACGCATTGCTAAAGACTATACAAATAAAAGTATAGACTGGGTAGCCAGTAGAAAAAGATTCGATGTAGAAATAACGCTGCAAGGTGTTGTTATGGAATCTAGAATTGGCTTAACAGCAACAGAAATAATTGCATTACTCGATACAATGAGTCATTTCGGTAATGTACAAATACACGTAACTAACTCAGGAGGACAAGATGACAACATCAATACCAGAAAACAGTCAGGAGTTCATTCAGAATCTGAAGATAGCTCTGATGACACACATGCCGAAGAAAACGGCAAAGAAACCATACATACCTACTAAATATTCTAGGTTCGACCACATAAGGAATATGGAAGAGGTAGAACTGTCAGAATGGTATGCAAAACACAAACATTTTTATGACAAAATTGCTAAAGGCAATAAGAAATTATTTGTGTTAAGAATGGTGTCAAAATTAATGTACGCTAACTTGCTAAGAAAAAAGATTATAAATCTAGCATAGCGTACTCTGGATAAATAGAGATGGGTCCTATCGCAAGTGGGACCCGTCTTTTAACCTATAGGAGATAAAATGGGTTATAGAAGTGAAGTAGTAATAGTAGTACCAAGAAAAAGTAAACAAGATATTTTAGATATAATTCCAGAAGAAGATTGGGATAGAGTATCTGATAGCCCTAAAGATGATTATGGAAATGAAGAAGAAACAACATTATTTTATTACTCAGCAGTAAAATGGTATCCAAGATTAGTTTCACCTATTGATGGAGAAACAATACTTGGTGGATACGATGCAGTAACTAAAGTAATGGATTATCTTACAGCATTAGACGAAACAAAAGGAAGTAGTAAGTATGCTTTTCTACGTTCAGGAGAAGATTTCGAAGACGTAGAAGAGCTAGGAGATCCATATAAATATGGAGTATACCTTAATAAATCAATAGACTTTTAAATAAAGGAGAAATTAAATGGTTCCAAAAGATAAAAAAGAAGTTACATCAGTATATAAAACAAAAGAATATCATTGGTTCACATTTATTACGGGGAATAGACCTGTAATAAAATCACATTTATCAAAACTAATTATATCAATGAAAGAAGAATATGTACCTGTTCCAATAATTGTAAATGAAAGTTTAGAAATAATTGACGGACAACATAGATATCACGCTTGTAAAGAGCTTGATTTAGAACTTCACTACATTATAATTAAGGGTTTGAAATTAAAAGACGTTCAAAGATTAAACATATTAATGAAAGCTTGGACAGCAGATTCTTTTATGAATTGTTATTGCGATTTAGCACTTGATTCAGACTCAGGAGAATATGATGATTATGTAGAATACAGCGAATTTAAAAGAGAATATGGATTTGGTCACAATGAAACACAGACAATGTTATCAGGAAAAACAATGTTCTCTGGAAAACTAGCAGACGACTTCAGAAAAGGAGACTTTAAAATAAAAAGCATTAAGAAAGCTAGACAAATAGCAAATCAAATACGTGAAGTAAGCGAGTATTACTCTGGATATAAGCGTAGAGGATTTGTTATAGCTATAATGAAATGCTTATCTAATCCTGAATATGACCATAAAAGATTCATAGCAAAATTAAGTTATCAAAAAGATAAACTTAGTGACTTCAGACATTGGCAACAGTATCTAACTGTTATACAAGATATATATAATTATTATGCCAAAGAAGAAGATAAAGTAATGTTAATATCACTATAAAGGAGCAAACGTGACTGAAACAGATAAAAGATATTTTATAAAAAGAATAAAAGATATTCAAGCAGAATTGGTTGAAAATATACCCGATACTCCAAAGATATCATTTGATGAATATAAAAATAAACTCGCTGAAGAAGTAGAAAGAGTCTATAGAAATAGAACTAAAACTAAATCAGATGCATTAATTAGAAATCTATTTAATAGAGTTTCAAATCAAATAACAGATGCTCAATATTATGGACAGCATTGTTATAATTTTGAACATACAACTGTAAGTATTTTAAAGCTAATTCCAGAAATTAAAACAATTCAAAATAAATTGAATAAATTAATTGAGAAAAGAAAACAGGAACAAGCTGATATAACTAAAAACTTACATAGTAAAGCAAATGAAATATGTGATCATATACGCTTTGATGATATAGAAGAACATTACGGAAAAGATATCAAAGAAGTAATGAATGATTTTCGTAATTTCTATACTAATAAAAAAGCAGCATAAGGAGGATAAATGGCACATCAATTATTAGATGATACTATGTTTTATGTCGGAGAAACACCTTGGCATAAACTAGGTATCAAACTAGAGAAACCACCAACTATAGAAGACGCATTAGTTCAAGGTAATCTTGATTGGAGTGTAATAAAAGTACCTACAGTATATAAATTATCTAACAATATCGATGATGTTACTGAGCCAGTATTTGAAACTGGTCATTATGTAACTGTTAAGAAAGATACTAATACACCACTAGGTAATGTATCTGCTAAGTATGAGATACTGCAGAATACTAATGCATTTGAACCTTTTGAGATTTTACTCGATAAAGGATATGCGTTAGAAACTGCTGGTGCTGTAGACGAGGGCAAAAAAGTATGGATACTTGCTAAAAAGCCATCTACTGTTAAAATAGGAGATGACGATTTATTGCAATATGCATTATTGATGAATTCACATGATGGCAGCACTCCCGTGTACTTACAGCCTACAGATGTAAGAGTCGTATGTGCTAATACTCTAAACTGGGCTTTAGATAAAAAGTCAGATATGAGATTCTCTATTAGACATACAACTGGTGTAAATGACCGATTAAAACAAGTATCAGGCATACTAAAAGATGCTGATGCTAATTGGTCCAGAGCACATGAAATAATGAAGAGGATGCACGAACACAAAATTGACGAAAAACAAGCAGAAGCTTACTTCGAAGTTGTCATACCTTACTTACGTAATCGTGGATTAAGTGGTAAGAACAAACTTGGAGTAACTCATAGAGACTTTGCAACCCCAGTATTTAACCAGCTAAAGAGTAACTTTAGGTCTGGTCGTGGGAACAAAGGAGAAACCCTATGGGATGCTTATAATGCAGTTACCGAATACTTTGATCATCAGAAAAATCATAAAGATTGGGTCAAAGGAACACAATTTGGTATATCAGCAATGTATAAGCGTGATGCGTTCTTATACGGAAAGCGAATTGTTAGCGATAAGATGTCTGATGGAATAACAATAGCATAAAAAACAAATGGAATTGGGGATTGGTATATAGTGACTTATGTAACATAGTCCTCCTTCTTGGCTAATCCCTAATTCCTGATATTATTCAACTTCCAAGGTTGAGTAATTGTAGTGATTTTCGTAAATTAATCGGTTAAAAAAGAGGAAAATAAATGAAAACTATACATGAAAAACTAAACTATATCCAGACCAATCTAAAGGTCAAGAAAGAAAAAGTAAACAGCTTTGGTGGATATAAATATAGAAATCTAGATGATATTTTTGAAGCACTTAAACCATTACTTAAAGAAACTGGATGCGTAGTAACTGTTTCTGATGAAATACAAGAAGTAAATGGATTTAATTATATAGAATCAACTATGTCGTTATCTGATGGAACAAATACAATACCAGTCACAGGCTGGGCTAGAGAAGCCGTAAGCAAGAAAGGTATGGATGATAGCCAGATAACTGGTGCAACATCATCATACGCTCGTAAATACGCAGCTAATGGCTTATTTGCTATTGATGATACAGCAGATGCTGATAGTATGGATAACAGACCAGAGACATTAATAAATGGTAAACTTCCAAAAGCTGGACACATTACTGTAGATCAAAACGTAAAACTTGAAAGATTATCTCGTGATCCTAAGTTTAAAGGAGCAGATATGCAGAAACAAGTAAGAGAATTTATCAACTCAAATCCTACAAAGGAAGAAGCTGATGCTAAAATTCTTAAACTAAACACAATAATAAAAGAAGGTAAATAATGAGCGAACAAAACAATAATGGTATATTTACTAAAAACGTTAAGATAATTGACGCTAGTGTAGAATATACACCACCAAAAGAGGGATGGCAGAAAAGAGCAGATGATATAATTCTTACATTAACATTAGATGTAGGAAATCCTGAATTTCAACCAGAACTCAAACTTCGTGGATACTTTAACAAGAAAGAAGATGGTTCTTTCCAGAATAACGGAACAGCTACAAAGATTAAAATATTATTTGATAGCGTAGGAGTTAACTGGGAAAATTCTTTTGTTAAAGAAAGCTACGAACTTACCGATTCTTCTTTAGAGGAATTAGCAGGTAAGGAGTTTTGTAAACTTTCTTATGTTTGGGGAGTCAAAGACAACGGCAAATCAGGATGGAATGATTGGACAGAAGTCGGAAAAATTGGAGATGACCAAAAACTAAAAGATAAGTTTCTTGATGCAGTAAAGAATAAATGGGTCAGAGATTATAGACCAAATGCATCAGTAGAGCAAAAATCATCTGAAGAATCAAAAGTTGGTAGCGATTTCCAACTTTAGCACGCTCTAATCCCAAGGGGAGCTAGGTTATCTAGTTCCCCTTTCTTATTAACTAAATTAGTACGGAGTGATAATGAACTATGAAGACTATTATGTCGAAGTAGCAATTGGAGATGTATCGTCTAGAAATCAAGTAGTACCATATAACGAAGTAGGAAGAATAGTTGATGGAAATATTGGTAAAGAAGTGTACAGAAGTATGTTTCTTTATCAAAAAGACATAAAAGACCATATTAAAGATACTGGAAGTATCAAAGGATATAGGGGAGTACAAGCAATTGACAAGATTGTCTTTGATGTTGATAAAGGTGCAGATGAAAGTACCGATATAAAACAAGAGACAAATAAGTTAATGAAAAAACTAGTAAAGCTAGGCTGCAAAACAGAGCATATAAGTATATGGTTTAGCGGCAGAGGTTTTCACGTTGTAATCCCGGACCTATATGGTTTTAAACCATCAGCAGATATTGCAAGAGAAGTAAAAGCTACGATTGCAAGAGACTTTGGAAATTCAATAGATTTGATCTACGACTCAAAAAGGCTAATTCGTTTACCTTTCTCACTAAATAAAAAAACAAATCTATATAAAACATATTTAACTCATTCACAATTCCTAGCATTGTCATATGATAATATAATGGATTATTGTAAAGAGCTTAGATTTGATAGACCACCAGTAGTTAACGGAGTAACAACTATCTGGAAACCAATGGAACATACTAAAAAAGAAGTAAAAGAGGAACGTACTGTTCTTGAAAACGCCACATATCAGACTAATGCAGATGTAACCTGCGGTCAGCATATCTTTAATAAAGGTGCTGCCGTTGAAAATAGGCACATAACATTATTAAGACTGGTATCTATTTGGCGTAGAAAAGGCTTTACTCAAGACCAATGTATGTTACTTGGAAAACAATGGATTGATACATATCCTGATAACTTTGAAAAATCAGAAATAAAACGTATTGTAGTAGATACATTCAGTAGACCATATGAATTTAATTGTCAAGATGAAGTACTTGAGGCACATTGTGACCCTAAGTGTAAATACTTTAAATCAAAAGATTATGGTTCCAATATTAAGTTAAAGAATATTGATGAAATTATCGAAACATACAAACAATACATAGAAGACGCAAAGTATAACAACACATTCAACTTTAAAGATTTAGTTGACATACAAGACGATTATATCTTTAACGCTGGAGACCTTGTTATTCTTGGTGGAAACACTAAAATAGGTAAAACAGCATTTGTTCAATGGGTTGTATCTCAAGTTCCAGATGTAAAGACAGCATTTATGTCCTTAGAAGTTGGTGAGAATCTAATAAATAGAAGATTCTTCCAATGTATCATAGGCTTAAATAAAGATAACTTTAAAGAATGGAACGAAGAATACGATCAATACTTAAAAGAGGGAATGAATCATATAAGCGTAACTGATGATTCTCCTGATATAAGAGATTATCATAAGATAATTGAAACATATAATCCTAAAATGCTGGTAATAGATACTATAGATACTATTCCAGCTAAATACTACCAAGAAGAATATGAAAGACAAAACTTTATCATTAAAGAATTAAAGTCTTTAGCAAATAAATATAAGATTATCATATTTGGTATATCTCATATTTCAAAGTATGCTGCACAGCAACTTGAGAATGGCGAAAGACTTGGTATTCACAGCTTTAAAGGTAACTCTGTTATCGAACAAAAAGCTGATAAAGTAATCGGCTTTGAGCAACAAAGCGATAACGAAAAGATAAGGATTATTTCTACTCTTGGAACTAGGGATGAAAGCCCTTTTGAAGTAAGAATGACATTCAATTACGAAACATTCTCGTTTGAACAACTATAAATTAAAGGGTGTTACTATTAGTATATCAACTGGACTCCGTACCCAAATGATTACAAGTGTAATACCCTTTATTTCCCTAATAATTATGGAGGAAACATGGGAGCATGGGATAAATTATACATAGAAATAGGTAAATATAAAAATGCATCAGAAGCATATAATCAACTTGTTGAAGAAGAACTATATGAATATGGACACGATGGTTATAATGGTACAATAACTACATCAGAAGGATTCTTTATGAGAAAAGATCATCCAAGATATGGAACAAAAAAATGGGATGATTTCTACGAAGAAACATTAGATGGAACAAAGTGGTCTAATTGGAATTGTATAGAAATTAAAGGTGCATTTCTAAAACATTTAAAAGAAATGAATGGATATAAAGGCAAAAGAAATATTAAAGCTTTTGTATTTTGGGGATTGGCGGCAACTTAATGAACATAACATTATTCGGAATCCCTTTATTTAGATATGCAATTATAAAAACAAAGGACTACAGAGGTATTAAAACAGTATTCTTTGGTATATTATTACTTACATTTGGCATCGGATATCAAGAAGGATATCATCATCATATGTCATTTGGTATACTAAATACTGAAGTATTCTTTGGATTTACACTAAAAGATAGGATGTTACCATGACAACAACAAACAAATGGACAAAAACAGCAGAAGACCTGTTGTTAAATAGAAAAATAGTTAAAATAGAATATATGTCAAAAGAAGAATGTGATCAAATGTATTGGGACAAAAGACCTGTTTGCATGCTATTAGATAATGGTGTGTGGATATTTCCATCTCAAGACGATGAGGGAAACAACGGAGGAGCATTGTTTACTACAGATAATAACGAACCTTGCTTACCAGTATTATGAGCGATAAACAAGTATATACAAATTTAGCTACTGAAAGAATGCAAAGGTTAATTAAAAATATAGCACTTTTAGAACAAGTAGATAGACAACGTATGTCACAAAGTGGCAAACATTATCTAGATGAAATCTGGAAAGCTTTAGGTATGCCTACATATGATGAAGCTATCAGAATGAGAGAAGAAGAAGAATGAAGTGGGACTTAGAGTTTAGAAAAAATGGATGTGAAGTCTATGTATCTAGCGTAACTGACTCTATCTACGTAGGAGATATGTATACAAATACTCCAAGTCATATTAAAGCTAGAAACATAACACATGCTAAAATAATAGCAACTGCTTTAAATAACCATTATAGCGAGGAGGAAGAATGAGCGGCAAGGCACCTAAACAAAAAGGCAACAGAATAGAACGTGAGTGTGTAAATCAAGCTAAAGGATTTGGCTTTGAATCTAAACGAGCGTGGGGATCTGATGGAAGATCACTTGGTTGGCATGAAGAAGTAGATATGACTATTACTATAGGAGATAGTCTAAAAAATGACTTATTCAAGTTTCAGGTCAAAGGTCGTAAAAAGATTGGAGAACTGTACAAACCTTGTGATGATGTATATGGACAGATATTAAAAGAAGATCGTAAAGAGCCACTAGTTACAATACGATACAAAGACTTGTTAACCTTATTTAAAAGGATAACAGGCTAACTTTAACAAATTAAACTTATGAAAGGACCTCTTTCGTATGTGGAATGTTGAAGACTGACAAATAATGAGGGTGCTTGGTTGGCGTTAAGCACCCTTATATTGGAGAATATAATGAAATTAAGCGAATGTTGTGATGCTAAAATAATATATAGTGATATATGTTCAGATTGCAAAGAACATTGTGGAGTATATGAGGATAATGAATGAATAAATACACAATAAGTAAACCTATATGGGATGGAGGATTTAATGAAAGATGCATCGGTATAGCAGAATTTAGGCTGCCGTGCATTGTAAATATCTCTTATAAAGATAAGTTTGATAACCTTGTTTACCCAGATAAATATATAATTAAACAATCTGAGGCAAAGAAGTACCCAATTAAAACTATAGGAAGCGTCTCTTTACGCATCATTCCTATTAGTAAGTTAACCAGACATAGCAATATAGAAGATCCCTTGATTAAAAGCATTGTAGACACCTTAAAAGGGATGATAGAATATCAGTATAACAACCAAGATACAGATAAAGTAGTATTTCACGATGGTGCTTGGCATGGATACGTAACGGGATTAGAAGAAGCGTTAGAAAAAGTAGAGAAGATATATGAAACAAGATAATAGCATACCGCCACAAGAAGCTTATGTCTATATAAAAGAACTTGAAGATATGCTACATATAGCAATAGATTGTTTAGATAACATTATTACTACTCAAGCAAATAGTGCTAAGTATAGAAAAATAGCTAAAGAATCATTAACTAAAATACTGGAGAATCCACATGCTCAAACCAGAAACAATAAATAATATAGAAATAGTATTAGCAAGATACGGAAATAGCTTAGACCTTGGAAAAGCATTAGATCGTGAAAAGCTAGCCTCAGAAATATGGGACAGTCTTGTTAAAGTTTTAAATAATAAAGATAACTATAATTATCAAGGAATACCGGAAGCAATCAATCAAGGAGACGACATAGAATATAACTTTATATCTCCTCACGATCCCGGTGATGAACATCACGCAAAAGACGAAGAAGAATAAAGAAATCAGGCTCCTTTAACCGGGAGCCCTTTCTTTTTTTTCCACGCCTCACGTTTATACTTTAAAAACTCTGCACCTTCGTAAGGATTAAATATAGTAGTTATAAGTTTGTTATCATCGTCTTCGTGATACGGGTCTATAATAGTAACAGGAGCATTGAATATATTTTTATCATCTAATCCTAATTTATCAGCATAACTATCCATTATCTTAAATGATGCTACTTGTATAGCATGACTAATTAAACCACTAGCAGCGTCTTTTAAAACTTGATAACCTGAAACGTGAGTGTGACCACACGTTAATATATGGTCTTTCCAACCCATTTGTGCTGCTTTAGCAACGCCGTGAGCAGTATTCCACATTGAATTGCCTTTAAACATATGCCTAGCATTTACTCTAATTTCTTTTCCATTTGGAAATACAAGATTTAATCTTGCTCCCCATTGCTCATAAACACCACTATGTTCTCTCATAATAAATTCTAACGGGTCACCGTCTCCACTCCAAACATCGTGATTACCAGCAACTAAATATAGCCATTCAACTTGATTTACAAAGTGCTCTGTTAATCTCCATGATTCCTTAGCTGAAGTAGATTGCTGCCCATACAATGCTTGCAGCCTACCTATCCAATTGTTTTGAATATCCCCTAGATTACCACCAAATAAACCTTCGGTTTTATTTACTAAATTACATAAAGAATATATCTCAGCTAGATCAGTACCGTCATCGTCTACATGAGGGTCTCCAAAATGAAGTATTCCGATGGGTCCTTTAATATTGATATGTACATCAATAAGCTTTCTAGCTTTTTTAGCTTTACGCTTTTGATTGTATTGCTTTTTTCGATGTTCAATAATTTCATCGATTGGAATAAAATCAACCTCTTGTAAATCTTTTGTAAAAGGAGACTTTTCAACAATTTTAGGTGCTATTGTCTTGCCGTTACAAGCATAGCACATCCATCTTTGTCTTTTTCTAGTCTTCCAATACTGAAATCCGTCTTTTCTGATTCTTCTTGAGCCACATTTAGGGCATGCGATAATATCGCCCTCATCGTTTTTAATTATACTCATGGTATGTGGGACCGAGCTTAATATTTCTTTTTGGGTTTACTAGAAGTCTTTTTCTTTTTAGTAGTCTTGTATTGTTTCCTACGACTTTTATTTAAGTCGTTCATGTTTTTACGTGTAGCCATTCCTCTTGCCTTTCTTATCCTAATTCAGTAGAATATTTTCTACCATCCCAGTCAAACTGGTCTAAACCTTTTTCTCTAGCTTCTTTAAAAGCATATCTAAAATCTTTAGCTTTTAAACTTCGCTTATCATACTTACCATAATCCCCGCCTTTTGTTTTTACTGTCCTAAGAACATTAGATAACATAGCATCTTTAGTTGCTTGGTCTTGTAATTCCCACATTTTACTACCTAAGTGGTCAAATGGAGCATCTGCAAATTTAGGATTATAATCTCCTGTTCTCATTCTTTTATTATATTGATCTCTATCAGAAAAACTTGAATATGCATCTTCTCTTCTAGCTGTATTATCAATTGAAGTAAATTTAGGTCTTTCAGCGTACTTTGAAAAAGATGGCAACCAGCCTTTTAATTTTCTATCTAATTTATTATACCAATTCATTTTAGGAACAGACTCGCTTGTTCCTTTATGACCATATAACTCATGCCCTAATTCATGTGCAATACCACTACTACCACCTGTGCCTTTCATATAAATTTCATTTCCCCAATGAAAACCACCAGAAGAAAGACCTCCAGTATCTCCCCTGATTTCGCCATACATCTGTTCTGGTACTGCATAAGCTTTAAGTTCTTGATTTTTAACTCTACTTACAATATCATCTACAGACCTACGTGCTTCTCCACCATATCTATTTTGTTGTTTTACAAAATCTAACAAAGCAGGTCTTGCATTTTGAGTAAACTTTGCTAAAAGCTCAGGATCATATTGATACCTAGGTAAATGAGGTCTATTTTGATAGTTTAGCGAATTAGTATTACTATGATTGTGACCATTTGAATGTGAATGATTTTGTCCCATAATTAATTTTCCTTATTATCCCACTCTTCACCTTCTTGGTCAAGGTCATCAAGTGTAGTCGCTATATAATCTTTACGCATATCTTCTATTTGTTTTTTCTCATACCTTCGTACAAACTTGTCAGTAGGTAATCTAAAAAATTGTTGCATGCCTCTACCAACCGTAGTGCCATAAGGCTCGTTGAATGTTTTATCAACGGACCTAGCAAACCTACCAAACGGGAAAAGAGTCCACGCTTGGTAATCGGCAAATCTTTCCCAATCTCCATTAAGCAACATTACTAAACTTTGAGGTATTCTTGCAATAGGCGGTGTTATGATTTGTAAAGGTGCTATAGCCCTTGGATATGTACCAAAAAAAGCTCTCTCTCGCTCTCTAGCATCGCCCCAAAGCAATTCAGATGTCTCTACCATCCAATCAAATGGAGGAGGAGTAGCTACATCAAATAAGCTGTAAGCATAAGCAGAGCCTAACGCCATTAGCATTGCATTAATAACAAATAGTCTTTGAAAATCATCATGTGCTTTTGTACCCGGCTCAAAGCCATACATCTTAGCTTGCTTATAAATTTCTCTTTGAAAAGCCATTTGGTTTTGTACATAATTTTTAAACCTAGTAAGTACCTTACCAGTAGCTGTACGCATGAAAGCACTTCTACCAACGCTATGATAAACAAACTGAGTAGCCTCAACGCCTTTTAAAGCGTGTTTAACCACAGCTTCGCTGTTCATATCGACCTTACCTGACACTCCATTAAAACTATCCCTCATTTGCAACATATGTGATAAGAATGAATTTATTCTCAACCATCTTTCTGATGCTTGCATAGGAAATGAACCTGCAAAAAGAATAGCTTCATCTATTCCATGCCTTCTGGCAAGCTCCATAATAGTCTCTTTATTAGGATCAGGATTCCTTAATAATAACTTCTGAAAATCCTTAGCAAATTCTTGTATTGATTTTTTGTTTTTTATGGTACTTAATTTTGGGTTGAAATCAAGTTCGTTCTTTATATATTGTTCAACAACTCCCCTCTCAATCGCCCATTTCTTCAAGTCTTCTTTAGTCTTTACAGACTTACCATTTTTAAACTTTAATTGATAATTACCATCAACATCTTTGAGTAAATTCTTCTCAAGGTATTTAAAACTCATTGCTCTAGTAAAGTTTCTTAAACCAGTCTTAGTAACTGTGTTCAAAGAACCACCAAATAAGTTACCAGTAGCTACACCAGTATTAGCAAGTAGCGTAAGTAACTGATACTTTGCCTCTAGTGCACCCATATCATGTATTATTCTAGAAAGTTGTTCAGACCTAGCCTTATCATTACTAGATAATTTAAACGGCAGCTTATCTGTCTTAAAAAACTTTAATATACGATCTAGCTTTTGAATCATTTCATGGTCGCTAGTCTGATAATACATATTCTTTTTTAACTTTAATGGGTCACTACTCTCCATAGCCTTCAAAACCCAATCAGAAAAAGTAGTCTTATATCCAAGAGAATCACGAAGATACATTCTGTAGAACTCTGCATGGTCTTTAGTATACTTACCAAAAGGATTTTTATCTGTCATTAACTCTATCTGTCTATCTCCCATAAGAGCAGCAAGATTTTTAAAGCGTGATTTTATAATGCCTTCTTTATATCTTTTAATAGCATCATATTCCTTCATATATCCCGGCTTCTCTTCTACTTGTCTCTCTAATATATTCTTAGGTCTAGAAAAGAATCCTACTTTAACTAAATCAGATACAATAGCAGCAACATCAGAAGACATATCAACCTGAGTTAATGCTTCATGTATATGACTCTCTCCATATTGAGTTGGATGAGATAATCCTTCTCTTAAATATTGATACTTAGCTACTATAGCTGGCTCTATTAATTCTTTTAGAATATTAATATCTTTAGTCTTTTCATATTCTTCAAGTCTTTTATTTAATTTATCGCCAGATTCTTTATTTAATAGCTTGCCTTGCTCTTTTAAATATTTAATAGTGTTACTAGGGTTACTTAATAACCGACTTAATTCTAATTCTAATTGATTATTATAAAACTCATCGTGAATTCTTTTCTCTGCTTTTGTAGGATTTGATCTAAACATATGGGGGAAATAAGTTTCTTTATCCTTCCTGCCTATAGGTTTAAAAGCAGTCTCTAATTTCTCTTTAGTTTTCTTATCCTTTAATCCGTTATTTCTCCATAGTTTTCTAAACTTAGACGGGTTATCTATCTTTTTATTTTTAATAACTTGCTCAAGCTTATGCTCATACTGTGCTCTATAAATAGCTTCTAAAGGAATCTCTGTTATATCCTTACCTTGCCAAGCAGGTTCAACTACCTTTTTATAAAAATTATTAAAGTCAAACTTACCCTTATTCCATCTCATATAATCTGATACCTGAACAGATTTACCTGCTGCAATATCACTTTCTACAGATTTCCAATCTTTAGTTGCATAAATATATTCATTACCAAACTGCTCTAAATCAGCCTTAACCTTACCCACATAAGATTCAATCATTTCCTTACCAGTAAATGTTTTTATCTGGTCTTTACCTGTAGATATTTCAAATTTCTTATTTAAATAATCTGGAATATCTTCTATCTTAACCTTCTTCTCTATTACATCTACTACATGATTCATTAATTCCACACGTTCATTCGGAGTAAGATTTTGAAGATTGCTAAATGGTCCTTCATCCATTTTATCTAATTCTCTAGTTACCTTAGCTTCAGATTGAACCACCATCTTACTTAACCATTCTCTCATTGTTCCATGAGTAGACATAATTCTTTTTACATCTCTAATAACTACCCTATCTTTACTCTTAACAGGAACATTAGCCTGTTTAAATATATTAACCTCATAAGCAAGAGTCTTCTTATCTAACGTAGCTGGTCTATTGTAGTAAAAGATTTTCTGTATACGCATCGGGTCCCTATCCTTAGTAGCAGGGAAGTTGTCTTTTACAAAATTATCTATCCAGCTTTGCTTGCTTTTAGGGTCATAGTAGTCAAAGAATCTTAATAGATTATTAACATCATTCTTTGTCATTGTACTAAAATCTCTACCTACACCACCTTCAAACTCAGTAGTATACTGAATAAAAGCATCCTCTGGATGTTCAGCCCAGAAAGGATGTTCTGCCATACGGTCTTTTAATTTTTTTATTCTAGCATCAAACTCAACATCTCCTACAAATTCTTGTCCCATAAACTTAGAAAAACTGCTGTTGATCTTTGCGTAACCAGAGGGCTGATGCATATAATCTTTAAATCCTTCAAGCTTATCTATTTGTTTAGTTGCATCTAATCCTGCCATCTCTGTTACAACATCTAATTCTTTAAATACTTCTTGCACAGCCTTATTGCTTATTGCTCTAGACTGCCACGGCATTCTACTATGGTATCCAAATGGTTGAGATTTAAGAAAAGGACTTAATAAATAAAGGTCAAGGTACTCTTCAAAAGGCTCTGACTTCATGCCTTGTTCACCAAGTTGCTGCCTTATTCTATTTTTTAATTCAATAACATCTGAATCATAGTCATTAAAAGAACTATTTTTATGTTCTGCATCTGGATTATCATCGATGGTCCTATATTTTAATTTTAACTTATCTGCTTCCTTAACTAATACCTTTAAATTCCTAGTTACATCTTGCTTGCTGCCACCTTCTGATAAAATTCTCTGCTCTATAGCATGAGCCTTTCTAACTAAAGAAAGAAAACTTGCTATTTTAATATTTTCTTTTCTTAGTATTTCAGAAAAATTCTTCCAATCTTTTTTTTCACCTGCAATTGCAGCCTTATTTAATCCCTGTCTAATATTCTTTTCAGTAGAAAGACCAATCATTAAATCTAATTCTTTAGCTAACGGGTCCTTATTTATAATGTCTCTTAATGCACTTAACAGCCTAACATTAGATTGATACGGATGAGTAAATGTCATCTTATCTAATCCATCAGCCTTAGCTTTTTTCGCTATTAAACTAGTTAAATTCTTAGGCTCATGTTTAAACGACTCAGACGTTAAAGTTTCTGCTGCAAGTCTTTCTTGAAACTCATGAAGTTCCATAGAACCTTCTTCTGCTTTAGATCTAGCATTAGGTTTCATAGTTTGATTCATCTTATGAACCTTACCTAAGTCAGTAGAGTTTGTCATGTTTCTAAAATCTGCTGAAGAATAAGAACTTCTCATAGTGTCATACTTAGGGTCCATCATCCACTTTGGAGGAATATACTCTACATCAAAAGCTTGTTTAAATAGTTGCTCTGGAAATCTTGTATATGATCTCATCTTAGGATAGTTACCAGCATCAGCAGACCTATTTAACATTTCTCTAGCATAGCGTCTTACATTATAACTAGAATCTGGTTTTAATCTTAATACGTACTCACCTAAATCAGATTTATAATCTAACCCATAACCTTTCTTTTTATGTGCCTTAACTGAAAGCTCACCACCATTAGCTGCAGCCATATCCATCCAAGATAATACTGTCATTCTTGAGTTAATAGCCCAGCCTATACCAAGATTACCTTGATATACATTGCGAGCTACTTCTTTTCTCATAGAGGGAGATAGAATACTAGCCGCATGTAAATATGGAGCTTCATTAGCTTGCTCATTAAATACCTTATCTAACTCACTAGACTTACCTTCAATTACAATACCATTCTTTTCCCATTCATTTTTAACAGAATTGTAAGCATCTTTAGTTTTTTTATCAAACCCGTGGTAAACAAACATTGAATCAGAATCTTTATCCATACCACCTAAATACGCATCATCTTTTGGATGCGTTACAATAGCTTCACCTTCCTGTCCTGTAAAACCTTTAAATCTTAATACTCTAGCACCACTAGATGAATCAGCAGGTACTCGAATAACAACAAATTCATAATCAAATTTATCTAATGCTTTTTTAGCTTTATTATATACACCAAGTGATTTTAATTTGTTTACATTCTCAGGTCGTTCAATTCTTTTTTGTGCAGCAACAACTTCACCTAAAGTAACTTTGTTACCTTTTTTCTTAGGAAAAAATATCTTAATTATATCTGCATTAAAATCTACAGGCATATTCTTCTTACCGTTATCCATTAAGAATGTACCTGCCTCAACCTTATTATCTTTTAATACCTCTACATCGTAAGGTGCTGCCCATCCTTTACCAGAAAACTGCCACTTAGGTCTAAGATATCTGTCTATTATATATCTTTTATAAGCGTGTTCCCAAAACTTATTAGTTGCTTTAAATCCATCAGCTACTGCATCTGTTGTACCAACTGTATTAAAGATACGCTTGTTTCTAAATATATAATCACGCCATTGGTCATCTGTAAAATTAAGATCAGCTTCACCTTCTTGTAGCTTATCTTTATCTACTCGCATAATATGGTCTCTTACATACTGCCTTAAATTTTTAAGGTTTTTACCATCAGAAACCAGTATTTCATGAATATTCTTAAGTGAAATGCTGTCTATATCTAAATTTTTAAAGTCAAAATCTTTAGACGGCTTTTTAATATAATCTTCTATTAACTTATTTTGCTCTGGTTTACCATTAATAATAGGCTCATATATTGTTTTAAATACATGATCTACTACGCCCGGATGTTGACCTTCATTTAAATTACCAAACAACTGACGTACTAACATCTGCGGAGCATTTGATTTCTTTGGATTTTCATAAACACCAAGGTCTAATCTAAGGTCTGATATCGGCATCTTTCTGATATCCATTTGGTCCATAGGAAAATATGTTCCATCTTTGTAGTCATATTTTGCAGCTTTTATACCACCCCTATGTTTAGCTGCACTTGACATTAGAACCATATCTAAGTCATTAGCTTCCATAAACTTATCCATAGACTCACTTGCTCTGCGACCTGCTGCCTTACCAATCATTACACCCGTATCTAACTTAGTAGCAATTGTAGGCTTTAACATTCCAGTCTTTTCTAATAGATCATTTACAAACTTGTCACCAGACATAAACCCAGACTTCTTAACAAGTTCATTCCATACAGAACTTCTAATATATATTGTACCATCAGTAGCAGATTCATAAGGTCTTTCAACTATTTCCTTACTACCATCTGACTTAGTTATTTCAGTTTTATACCACATATCAGGATGTTCATCCTTACTAGCAATAAAATCTTCAAGTATTGTTATGTTTAAATCTTTTTTTCCATTAATCTCAAAATTGGTTGGAATATTCTTTGTGTGAAATACCTGCTCACGCTTATTTCTATCTACAACATTCCTAGCACCAACCTTGCTATTCATTAACTTCCCTACTTGAGTAAAGTCTTCCCCACCTCTTGTAAATAATCCGTGTCTTTCAGCTTCATATAAAAGATTACTTTTCCAAGCCTTGTCATGCATATCTTTAACATGCTGCATCATACCTTCTGATTCAATACCATCTTGAAACCATTCGTATTCTTTAGCTACGCTAAAATCGTAATTTTCTCTTACTTCATTTTTTAATTCATTAAATAATCTCTTCTGCTCACCAGCACTTAAATTTTCTGTCTCTAATCTTTCCTGCAGCATACCTCTTGCTAGGGTATCTATCATATTATCTATACCAACACGATTTATATCAGGATGATGAAGACTAATTTTTAATACACCCTTATCCTTAACACCTCCATCTATATACATATTCTGAGAATTAAGATGGTCCTCAATAGCAAACCAATCTTTTTGAGTTACATGGTAATCTATCTTACCTTCTTTAAAGTTAGGCTTACCAGCAAATGGTTTAAATGCAGATATTGTACCTTTAGAACCTTCAACTCCCTTAGGATTAATATATTGCAAAGTAATAATTTCTCTACCATCAAACTTCTCAGCAGGAATATCCCACGCAGGTTCACCTGTACGACTTTCTCCAATAGGATGTTTAGAGTCCATTCTAAGACCACGATAATCCCCACCTCTTGGCATAGATTCTACAGAACTTATTGTTCCATCTGGCTTTCTAAATATTTGAACAAGCATTTGATGTCTTGAACTTTGCCTTGGGTCACCTAAATCTTCAGGCATAGGATTTTCCCAAGCCTCAAGATCAACAAGAATACCACCTTGTATTATTTTACCTGCTTGTTCCCTAGCTATATTATCTACATCTTCGGGCTTATAGTTGTCACCTTTACGTTTTTTAGCCTCATTATTCAAATATACATCTAATTCTTGCTCGTTTTTCCATAAACCCATTTTAAGCATGCTAATTCGAGCTTGGTCGGCAGATTGTTTATAGACGTAGTCTTGTGTCTCTTTTGAAAGTTTCGACCATTCTGAGTTCTTTTCGGGATAAAAAATTCTGTCAGGTCTGCCTGAAACTAAATCTTCATGAAAAAACTCTTGTGCAGCCTTTTCATGGGATGGTCTTGAATTATATCCAAAAAATCCTCCCAGTAAATACTGGTACATTTGTATTTCAATAGGTTGTTCTTGTAATGTGGTAGGTAATCCAGTTATCATAGAACCTATACCAGCTTTAATTAATTGCTCTGCTTGCTGATGATTTTGAACATTCTTACTTTTAAGTAAGTTGCCTATTTGTCTAAAGTTTCCTAACCCACCAAAAGCACCACCTGCAATTGCACCATGCATCATAGAATTTAATACTTCATCTGGTCCTCCCCAGATACTACTAGCACCACTAGCTACACCTAAATGAACAGCGTCATTCATAATACCACGTGTAGCACTACCACGCTTCAAATAATCTAATGATTCTAATCCAGCTTTAGCGATACCTCTATTTAATAGATCACTAGCTTTATCACCAAATATCATAGGTACTGAAAACTTATTTATTGATTGAGCACCAAATGCCCCTTTTTCAAAAGCTTTCTTAACGCCCATCATTCCTAATCTAGATGCACCTGCAGCCAAACCTTTTAATGGGATAGCAGCAATACCGGGAGCAAAACCTACAAGGTGTCCCATTGAATGTGCTAATGCTTCATATGTATTGCGAGGCTGTCTGCCTATAGGTATAGTAGTGAAACCTTCTGCAAGACCACCAACTGCAGACTCAGCTACATTTCTTAAATTAAATTCTGTTGATACCCTGTTAAAAGTAAGATTAGTTTGCTTTGCTAATTCTTGTAATTCGTCAAGCTGTTCTTCATTGAACATATTAGGGTTTCCCCTATACATATCAAT